ATCTATTACAACGTATAAAGGAAAGAGGTTAAATCAATGGCTAACAAAGTAGAATTCGGAATTAGTCAGCTGCACGTCGGAACATACACGGTCGACGATCAGGGAAATGTTACGCTCGGGACTCCGTATCATCAGAAGGGCGCCGTTTCGTTCTCTCCTGAGGAACAGAGCGAGCTGACGAATTTCTACGCTGACAATATTGTTTATTGGGCGGGTTATTCCGGCGGATCCTTTGAGGGCGATCTCGAAGTCGCTAAGTTCGACGATGAGTTCAAAACTCAGTTCCTCGGATATAGAAGGCTCGAGGACGGCGGACTCGCTAATGTAAAGAACGCCACAAAGCCGAACGTATATCTCGCGTTCCAGGTTGAGGGCGACGTTGAGGCTCGCAGAGTTATCATGTATAACGCAAGCCTCGGAGCGATCACAAGGGAGTTCGCTACAATCGAAGAGGAGAGAGAACCAGCAACGGAAACTCTCGCGGTTACTGTTACCGGAGACAACGCGACAGGCGTTTCAATGGCAAGCTACAAACCGAGCGACGCGGGTTACGCGACTCTCTTCACAGCGCCGACCGCTCCGGTTCTCGAATCGGAATAAGGTCAAGGGACAGGAGGCGGCTCAGGAGGGTCGCCTCTTATTTTTCTATAAGGGAGGTTTGATCATGGAGAAAACTATCAAAATCGGAAAGAAAAGCGTCAAGCTGAATAACAATGTCAGCTGGGCGATTGTTTATAGAGATCAGTTCGGGCGCGACATTATACCGACGATTATGCCGTTATTCGCGTCGGCGCTCGACATTATTTCGGGGATCATCAACGAGACCGGCAAAACGGACGATATTGAGCTGACAGATCTCGCGAAGCTGGCGGACGGTGATTCACTCCTCAATGCAGCGATCCACCTCGGAGGCTTCGAGTTTACGGATCTGATCTGTATCACCTGGGCGCTCGCTAAGTGTGCGGACGAGGATATTCCGGCGCCGCGTGAATGGATTGAACAGTTTGAGACATTCCCGGTCGACGTCGTCGCTCCGGAAGTGTTTAGTCTGATCTTCAAGGGAGTAGTCAGCTCAAAAAACTTGAAGAGGCTGGAGGATCTAAAAAAGAGAATTCAGCCGACATCGATCTCGACACAATCATCCTCGCCGGACTCGAACGAGGATTAACAATCACAGATATTAGAAAAATGCAGCTCGGTCAGGTCGTCGATTTCGTGATCGCCTTTAATAACCGTCAAAAGAGGGCGGAGAAACAGGCGAAGCGAGAGGAGAAGCGCGGAAAGCGACACAAGGCGACACAGGACGAGATCAACGCGTTTTTCGGTTAGGTAAAAAGGTATGGCTGGAAACATTAAAGGAATAACAATCGAATTCCAGGGCGATACTTCGAAGCTCGAGCAATCGATCAGGAAGGTCTCGAACAGCACCAGGGCGATCGATAAAGAGCTCCGTCAGGTCGACAAGGCGTTGAAGTTCAATCCGACGAGCGTCGATCTATGGAGACAGAAACAGACGCTCCTCACGCAGAAGATCAACGAGACACGGACAAAGCTCGATCTCCTCAAACAGAGACAGGCTCAAATGGACGCCTCCGGAGTCGATAAGAATTCGGCGGAATATAGAAAGCTACAGAGAGAGATCATCGAGACCGAGTCGAAGCTGAAACACTTCGAGGGCGAGCTCAGGAAGGTCGGGAACGCTAAACTCACAGCGCTCGGAGAACAGTTCAAAGCGGTCGGTCAGAAAATGACGGCGGTCGGTAAAGAGCTCACGACGAAGGTAACGCTCCCGCTCGCAGCGGTCGGAACCGTGGCGGCTAAGAAGTTCGCGGAGGTCGACAAGACTATGCAGCTGACTAACGCCACAATGGGAAACTCCGCACAAGAGGCGGAGCTGCTCAATAAGGCGATGAAATCAGCGGCAGCGTCCTCGACTTACGGAATGAGTGACGCAGCAACGGCGACTCTGAATTTCGCCAGGGCTGGACTATCAGCGGAACAGGCAGCGGACGCACTCGCTCCGGCTATGGCACTCGCAGCGGGCGAAGGCGGAGAGCTCGACACCGTATCGGCTGGACTCGTCGCAACGATCAACGGCTTTCATGGGTCATTTGATCAGGCTGCGACTTATGCGGACGTATTTGCAAACGCTTGTAATAATTCCGCGCTGGACGTGAACAGTTTATCTCATGCGATGAGCGTAGCGGCTCCGATATTCTCGTCAGCCGGTTACAGCGTAAAGGACGCGGCTCTTTATATGGGCGTTATGGCGAACAACGGAATCGACGCGGACAAGGCGGCGAACAGTTTGAAAACGGGTCTCGCTCGTCTCGTCTCACCGGCTAAGGAAGGCGCGGCGATGATGGACAAGCTCGGGATCTCGGTAACGAATTCCGACGGAACCATGAAGGACAGCGTCACAATCCAAAAGGAATTACACGACGCATTTAGTCAGCTGTCAGAATCGGAACAGATCGCGGCGGCTTCGGCGATATTCGGTAAAAACCAAATGGCGCCGTGGCTCGCTCTGATCAATACGGCTCCGGGCGACGTTGACGCTCTTAACCAGGCACTCGGCGAGAACGGTACAGCTATGGAAATGCAAGCCGCCATGATGAGCGGTTTCGCTGGATCCATCGAACAGCTGAAATCGGGTCTCGACGTTTTGCTGACGTCTCTCGGTGAGGCGCTGGCTCCTGTTATTCAGAAAGTCGTCGCGGGTCTCCAGGTGCTCGTTAATTGGTTTAACAGTTTGTCTCCGACTATGCAGACGGTTATCGCTACGATCGGAGTGATCGTTGCGGCAATCGGACCGGTTCTCGTTATCATCGGAACGATAGCGAGCTCGATCGGATCAATTATCTCGCTGGTCGGAACATTAGGACCGGCTCTCGGTGCTCTCGGAGGAGTATTTGCAGCGCTGACGGGTCCGGTCGGAATTGCGATCGCTATTATTGCCGCGCTCATCGCGATCGGCGTCCTGTTATATAAGAATTGGGACACGATCAAAGCGAAGGCGACAGAGGTCAAGAATTGGGTCGTTGCACAATGGAACGCGCTCAAGGCTCAGGTTGCGGCGATCTTCAACGGGATCAAGGCTCAGGCGCTCGCGATTTGGAACGGTATCAAGTCGGCGGTCAGCACGGCAGCGAACGCGATCAAGTCAGCGGTCTCCGGAGCGTTTAACAGCTTAAAGGGAACCGTTTCGGCTGCGTGGAACGCTATCAAGAACGCGATCACGAATCCGATACAAACGGCGGTCGGTTTGGTCCGCGCTGCAATCAGTAAGATCAAGGGAATAATCAACGGAGCACATTTCAGCCTCCCGCACATCAAACTCCCGCATTTCAGCATATCCGGAAAGCTGTCGCTCACGCCTCCGAGTGTTCCTCATGTATCGGTCAGCTGGTACAAAACCGGAGGTATTTTCGACGAGCCGACGATCGCCGGTATTGGTGAAGCGGGTCCTGAGGCGGTCGTTCCGCTTGATCAGTTATGGAAAAAGCTCGACGCAATAGCAGCGGCAGCCGGAGGAGGCGAGGGCGTGACGATCAATGTTTACGCCGCTCCTGGTATGGATATTAATCAGCTCGCGGCAGCCGTCGAGGAGCGACTTGTCAGATTAGAAAAACAGAGGGTTAAAGCATGGGGTTATTAAATCATCTAACATATGACGGCGTCGATTCGTCTGACTTCGGAGTTTTTATCTCCGGAGAGGGCGCTTTCGACGCTCCAGCCCGTCGGGGCGAAATGATCTCGATCCCAGGGCGAAACGGATCCCTCTTCATGGACGAGGGAGTATTTGAAAACATAACGGTCGAATATCCGGCGTTTATCGGTACGGGTTACGAGGAGCTATTCAGAACAAAGCTCGGAGATCTCCGCTCAGCTCTATCCTCACGAGGTAATTATAAGAGGCTGACGGACACATATCATCCGGATGAGTTCCGCCTCGGTATATTCCGCGAAGGTCTCGAAGTGGATCCGCAGCATATCACCAGGGCGGGCGGCTTTACGATGAAATTCGATTGTAAGCCGCAGCGGTTCCTCGTATCGGGCGAGGATTCTGTTGTGTTTTATGGAAACGGATCGATCACAAATCCGACGCTTTTCGCCTCGTCTCCGTTGATCAAGGTAATAGGGAACGGGACCGTAGCGATTGGAGAAGATGGCGAATATAGGTTTATAGTCTCAAATAACGACGGGACTATATGGATCGACTCCGAAATAATGGAGGCGTATCTGCCAGCGGGACAGGTTTATCCGTGGACGGACGAAAACGGCGAGCAACTTACTCAGGAGATTGAAATCGGGCTCGAGCTGCTCAACGGATCGGAATATCCGACGAATATGCTCAGTTATATCGAGTTTGTTAATTCTGAAATGCCGAAGATCCCGCCAGGCGAGCAGCCGATCCGGATGAGCCCGACAATCACGGAGCTCGAAATAATTCCGAGGTGGTGGCGCTTATGATCCCGATCCTATATGAACAAACAGAGAAACAATTCACTTCGGGCGGACTCGGGTTCCTGGCGGATTGTACGAGCTTCAAAGTTACCCAGGAACGAAACGGGATTTTCGAATGTGAATTTATATATCCGATCACCGGTCCGCTCTATGATCAAATACAGGAGCGCCGGATCGTATACGCGACGCACGACGACAGCGGAGAACCGCAGCCGTTCGACATATACGCGAGGTCAGCTCCGATCGACGGGCTCGTTACGTTTTACGCTCATCATATCAGCTACAGGCTCAGCAATTCGGTCGTCATGCCGTTCACAGCGACAGGAGCGGCGGACGCTATGGCTAAGATCCAGGCGAATATCGTCACAGATCGCGACAATGATTTCACGTTTTGGACGGACAAAACAACGACCGGAGATTATGCGAAAACAGTTCCGTCGATCGTCAGGACGACGCTCGGCGGTGAAGAGGGTTCGCTCCTGGACGTATACGGACGCGGTGATTATGAGTTTGATAAATTCGCGGTCCGTCTATATCAGAATAAGGGTCGCGACACCGACGTCGAGATCCGTTACGGGAAAAACCTAACGAGTATAAATCACAAGGTCGACAACGGAGAGTCGTATAACGCGATTGTTCCGTATTGGCTGAACGAGGAGACCGGCGCGATCAGGACTCTCCCGGAGGGCTATCTCTCATATGATGACGGAACGGCTTACATCGTAGCGATACCGTTCTCAATGAATGAATATTTTGAGACTATGCCAACGGTCGCCGCTATGAGACAAAAGGCTCAGCAGCTTCTCGATTCGTCCGAGGCGTGGGTCCCGTCGGAGGGCTTCGAGGTTAATTTCGTTCAGTTATGGCAGACGGAAGAATATAAGGATTACGCTCCGCTCCAGCGCGTCAATCTATGCGACACGGTGCGAGTGTATTATCCGGAGTTAGGCGTCAACGCTGTCAGGGAGCGAGTCGTTAAAACGGTATATAATACGCTGCTCGACAGATATGACGAGATCACTTTGAACGAGCTCCCGACAACTCTGACGGGAATGACACAGCAGCAGATCAACGACACGACGAGCAACAGCGCAACAACGGAAGGCGTAACGGCTCAGATCAATCTCGCGGCTCAGCTGCTCCGGGGTGATCTCGGAGGATATATTGCAACTCCGGCAAGCTCGGACGGGCTCCCTCAGCTGATTTATATAATGGATTCGTCTCGAAAAGCGGACGCGGTCAACGTGATCCGGCTCGATCAGAACGGGATCGCAATAAGTCGAAACGGAATCGGCGGCAGCTGGACGCAGATCTATAACATGGCTTCGAATACTTGGACGTTCCCAGGGCTAACAATCTCGGGGGATTTAATTGTAACCGGAGGGCTGAGCGTTACGGGAGACATATCCGCCGGAGGGCTGAGCGTTACGGGAGCCGCTTCGGTTGGTGGTGATCTTACAGTTACAGGAACAATTATTAATGGAGGTGCTTAAATGCAGATTCATGAATTAAACAACTACACCGGTGCGCTCGGGACCGGCGCGTTTCTTGCTATTGATAACGGAGACGATACGGGACGAATAAATGTCCCGAATTTGCTCGCAACGGTCAATAATGCAATAGACACAGCTAACCAGCGAATCGACAATATTATCGCCGGACCGGCGTCCTCTGCTCAGGAAGTTATCGACGGCAGACTCGGCGCGAACGGGATCACATACTCATCAATCGGAGACGCGATCAGAGCACAGACTAAGGGGCTGATCAACATCGCGGGGATCGACACGGAATATGTCGACGGTTATATTTCGAGCTCGAACGGTAACCTAATGCCCGCGACGGCTGACCAACAAAAGAGCTCCGGTTTCATTGAAGTAATCGAGGGCGAGCTCATAACTATCGACGTCTCGCTCGCGACAGCTGGTTATCGTCAATGCTCAATTTATGGATATGGTCCGGGGTACAAGTTTGTTTCACAGCTGGCACATACTGAGGGCGGTTCTTTTAGTAATTATTCAATAACCGCCGACATTCCGGCGGGAGTTCAATATATCCGATACAATTTCAATACATACGGATATACATACACGAATGTTATAAACGGATATGTTAATCTCGTTGATGGAATAATTGACGTAAACGAAAACATTAAGAGCGCTCCGTTTTCTGCTCTCAATATTAGAGATACTATCACATGGCAGAAGGGAGACGTTTCGAGCGGAAAACTGATTGCTTCGAACGTGAGGATCGTGACAACGGATATAATAGTTCGTCCTTACGACATTCTCCTCCCGGCGAGCAGAAACCTATTATATTATCTTTGGACGTATGACAATGTTGACGGGGACAATCCTGTCGCTGCCGGATATATTGGTTATCATAACTATGCAATGTATAGAACGCCGTATATTATACCAGCCGGAACGTGTTTCCGTTTGCTGATCAGATACAACGACGCAACGATTACCGAGGCAGATATAAGAGACTCGGAAATTTATAATCTCGTCGAAATGTATGAGTATAATTCATACGCCTCAATCGCTGAGACAATTCGGAACAATAATGTTCTCTCGATCGCTCATCAGGGAATGGGAGAGAACCAGGACGACAGGGGCAACAGCAAAATGAGCGCTCTTAAAAGGGCGAAGCATTTCGGATTTACTCATATCGAGACGGATGTCGAATGGTCGAGCGATAATGTTCCGGTGTGCTGTCACGATCCGAGTTTTGTTGACGCAAGCACGTCTCAGACGATTGTCATAGCAGATCACACTCTCGCGGAGCTGAAAACATATAACTATTACGGCGAGACGATTCTCAGCCTCGACGAAGTGATCCATTTCTGCAAGGATAACGGAATGGGGCTCGTCATAGATCACGGTTATAATTTTACCGCGGCACAATGGGAGATCGCTTTCGATTTGGTTCTCAAGTATGCCATGCAAGACGCGGTTATTTGGCTCGTTACACAGGGAACCGATACCGCGCAGATCCCTAACGCCTGGTATTCGAGAGCGAAAATTGCTGTTCTGTCAGACACCGCAGATCTGACGTCTGATATTGAATACGCAAAAGCGTCGAAAACAGCCGGAAACACGGTATATATAGACGTTAATGCGAACAAAATGACAGCTCAGGTCCTACAGGACGCGACGAAAGCAGCTGGTCCGGATATTCAGCTAATCGCCTGGACAATAGACCGGACGGATTGGTTTGCCACAATGACGCCATATCTCGCGGGGCTAACCTCGAATATTATCAACTTCGGAACATTCAAATAAGAACGGAGCCCGTCAGATCGGCGGGCTTTTATAGTTAGGAGGTTTTATCATGAAACTGTCAAATACAACTTACGACCGTCTCAAATGGTTCGCGCTGGTATTCATTCCGGCGTTTGAGTTCCTGATCCTCACGCTCGGGGATATATGGGGATTTGCTCATTACATCGAAATCGGTCAGACGATCGCGGCGCTGGGCGTGTTCCTGGCGGCGCTCCTGGGCGTATCGAGTAAGAGCTATTATAAAAAGCTCGGAGAGTATTCCGCTGAGGATCCGGAGGAGGATGACTCTGAGGAGGTGCGCTAATGGCTACAGAGAAACAGCTTCGAAAGAAGCTCGTCGCGACGGCTGAGTCTTATCTCGGAGTAAGGCGAGGAAGTGCGAAACATAAGGAAATTATTAACATCTTCAACAAGGTCAAGCCGGACGGCTGGGCGATGACTTACTCCGCTCCGTGGTGTGCTGCGTTTGCGTCAGGCTGCGCGATTGAGACATTCGGAACCAGCAAGGCGAAGAAATATTTTCCGCTGTCGGCGAATTGCGGAACGATCATCACCAGGGCGAAGAATCTCGGAATATGGGTCGAGTCTGATTCATATAAGCCGGGCGTCGGTGATTGGATCCTGTACGATTGGGACGACTCCGGAAGGGGAGATAACGTCGGCGGTCCTGATCATGTCGGAATCGTAAAGAAGGCGACAAAGACAAAGATCACCGTAATCGAAGGAAACAAAGGAAACAAGAGCGAGGTCGGTATCAGGGAGCTCGCCGTTAATGGTCGTTATATTCGCGGGTTCGTCACTCCGAAATATTCCGCGATGGCAAAAGGCAAGACGACGGTCACCTACACCGTGAAGAGGGGAGACACGCTCTCCGCAATCGCTAAGAAGTACGGAACGACCGTCAAGGCAATCGCAGCGGAGAATAATATCTCTAATGTAAATCTGATCCGCGTCGGTCAGAAATTAAAAATCACGAAATGAGGCGAGGGGAATGACAGAAAATATTTTGCTTGGATTGTTGGGCGGAGGAAATCTAATTCTCTTCATTAAGTTCCTGATTGAGAGGCACGACCGGAAGAAGGAACGAGTCGAAGATAAGGACGCCGACGGGATGGAAAAAAGGCTCCTCGTTCTCGAGCGTGACGGATTAAGGACGCAGCTGCTCCTCCTGATTTTGCTCAGACCGACAGAACAAACGGAGATCCTGAGGCTCGCGGAGCATTATTTTAAGGATCTAAAAGGTAATTGGTATATGACTTCGATCTTCAACAAATGGCTCGAAGAGTCGGACGTTGCTGAGCCGGATTGGTTCAATAAAGATTGAGGCGGCTCGGAGGGAACCGGGTCGCAACGGGATCACCTCCTTAAAAACTTATAGACGAAGAGAAAACCGGGGCGAATGTGCTCCGGTTTCTTTTCGTGGAAAAAAACGAGGCTCTATTTTTCGATTTGAGCGATTTTATTTTCGTTTAGGTGTAATCGTTCAATTAGAATATTTAACTATGTGAGCGATGGAGTCAGCCAGCAAATCGGCGAAGCTCGAGACGTCGCTCGGGGTTTCGATTCGGTGCTTTTGTGCTCCGGATTCGAGAACAGGGAAAACGATCCATTTCGCGCGAGGCGTATACTTGAAGCGGGCGAGATCCCAATCTCCCAGGACGGCGGAGACATAATTGTCAGATTTGCGGACGAGTTCCAGGTCGTCGCGGTTGGTCATGCTCCGGATCAGGTCGAAGATCTCAATCTCGGACTCCGTGGCTATGCGCTCGCGTTCCTGACCATAATTTGAGAATTGAATTGTCATTTTGATCACCTCCATAATCAGTATATAGTCAAAATTACCGATTGACAACACAATAAATAGGGCTTATATTGTTCTTAGGTGATTCGTATATATATTCTGACCGACGGGGAGGGGTATCTCAAACCGTTGAAAAATGGGGATTCTGAAATCCAACTATTCCTAAAATCATAAGTTTCGGTATTTTCCGGAAGGGTAGGAAATAGTCGAATAGACGAATACAACAGAATAATTTATACCAAAATCACCTAAAAGATTATTAAGAATCGGAGGTGATTTTTTTAATGAGACGTGAGTGTTTCCAGCAATACGCCATCGTCGCGGCAGACTCGGCTCAATCATTGACGGAACAACTCAACTCGAAATTGAGAGAGCTACAGGACAAGCGTCCTCAAGTCACATTTGAGGGGCTTATCGCTCGGATCAGCTACACCGAGAATGTTTATCTCATGGAGGAGCTTGCTGACGAGTATGAGGCTGTAGGGATCAAATTGAGCTGTCAGGATTGTCCGATGTTCCAGCCGGTCCGCAAGATGGACGGAACAATCGACAAAAGGGCGAAGTGGGGCGGCTGCGAATATTCGCCGCTCGGGTACGGTCAGACGACCAAACAATCAAAAGCGTGTAACAGGTTATACGAAATGATCAACAGCGGGGAGGTGAAATTGTGCTTAGCAGAATCGGAAGAGTGATATTTGATCACAGCGAGGGAATCGGTCTCGCGTTTATAGGGATCTCGTTCTTTTGGATGATGGGCGTCGCCGGTGCGGATGACTTCAACACTATGCAGCATATTTTCACGCCGGTCATTCCGTTGATCATCAAATCGGCGTTCGGGCTCCTGGGAATGGGGCTCGGTGTCATGCTGGTAAACATGAAGGGAGGCGAGGACGATGAGGATTCTTTATAAACAGCCCGGACAGGATCCTCGCTCGATGGTTATCCCGAACGAGCTCAAGGTTATGCAGCAGCTCGTCGGAGGACATATCGAAACGCTCCGGATCTCGGACAATGGGATCCTCGTCATGAATGAAGAGGGAAAGCTGCTCGGACTCGAGCCGAATTTCTATCTCGGAGCAATCGGAGACACTATCGTCGGACCGGTTCTCGTTGTAGGAGAGGACGGAGAGGATTTCGCTTCGCTGCCGGATGACGAGGCGGCGGAGATCTCCCGGATCATGAGAGGAGGTTTCGAGATATGAAGAGGGCAAAACAGACGGATCTCGTTCTCAGCTATCTCAAAACATTCGGAGAGCTGACGACACGACAGGCGGTTATCGATCTGAATATCATGTGCCTCCCGAAACGAATCGAGGAGCTCAGGAAGGACGGAGTCGCTATCCGCACCGAATACAGGACAAGCGCAAACGGTAAGAGATACGGCGTTTATTCGCTGGCAGATTAGGAGGTTTGATCAATGACAAATAAATACAGAGTCGAAATCGGTTACAGGAAATTTACATTTGACGACAGGAGCGAGGCGATTGATTTCGCTGAGACCGCTTTCAATTCATCCGATGACAGAGAAGGCGTCTCGATCGATCTGATTAGAGTACAGGAAGAACAGGAGGGCGAGGACGATGAGTGAAAAGCTGACAGGTGATTTCCGTAAGTTTATGGATAAGTCGTTTCTCGGTTCCTGGGACGTTCCGGACGGCGGGGATCTGATCCTCACGATCGACCATGTCGCAAGGGACGACGTTCAGAATGAGAAGGGACGCGAAAAGAAAATGACGCTCCATTTCAAAGAGCGAGAGTTCAAGCCGATGATCTGCAACACGACGAACGCGAAAGCGATCTCGAAGGCGTACAACTCGACAAAGGTCGAAGATTGGGAGAATAAGAAGATCGCAATCTATAAGGCGACGATCAGCGCGTTCGGTCAGACTCAGGAATGTCTCAGAGTTAGAGAATACGCTCCGAAGAGCGACGAGCTGTTTTGTGAGTGCTGCGGAGAAGTGATCTCCGATCATACGGCGGACGGTAAGACATACAAAGCGAAGGCGATCGCGAATAATGCGTTTTCAAAGTTCGGCAAATATCTCTGTTATGAGTGCGCTCAGCAAGCAAGGGCAGAACAGGAGGCGGAGGCATGACGAACGAAGTTCTTAAATTATTCGAGACGATTTCCGCCGCTGCTATGGACAGAGGTCTCGATCTCCAGCTCGAACAGAAAGAATATTTTCACGACGCGAAGGGAATCGGACCGAGTATCGGCGGAGGTCATACAGAGGACACCGGCGTCATTCTGAGAGTGTATCAGCCGGAGAAGGATAACGAACAGGAAGAGGAGGACGAATCAAATGATTAAGATCACAGCAGAATTAAAAGGTAATAAGACAGAGCTCAGAATCAATATAAGCGGAACCGGTGAGGACATTGTCACCGAAGCCGTTCACATTATGCAGCAGCTCCCGAAACAGATAGAGCAGACAAGTCAGCCCTTATTTTTCCGTTTCCTGGCTGATCTCACCGAGAAGGGAATGTTCGGCGTCGGAGTTAAGCCGGAGGATCCTGAGGAGGACGAGGGCGATGACGAATAAAAATCCGAGCGAGTGGCGCGTCTCATCGAATCCGATCGCCGGGCGTACATTCTACGGCGTTTATAGGATCAGGGATATAAATGATATTGATCACAGCGGAAACCGTGAGACTCGCGGCGGCTGGTATGAGACCAGGGAAGAGGCTGAGAGACTCGCGGAGACGCTCAACAATGAGGAACGGAATAAATGACTTTATGGCTCAAGGTAACCGCTGACAAATATGAGTTCCCGGTCGCGATCGCTGACACGGCGGGACAGCTGGCGAAGATGGTCGGCGTCTCTCAGAACAATATATATTCGTGTGTGTCTCATGCGAATAAACACGGTTACCGGAGCCAATTCATAAAGGTCGAGATCGAGGAGGATGATCTAAATGAAATTAACTAACGACAATTATTTCAGCCCGGAGGCGGCTCGCGATTATTGGAGCGTCTCACAGTTCAAGGCTTTCAATAAGTGCGAGGCTTGCGGACTTGCTGAGGCTCGAGGCGAGTACCAGCGCGAAGAGACCGACGCGCTCCTGATCGGGAGCTATGTCGACGCGTATTTCTCCGGACCGGCTGAAATGGATAAGTTTATCGCTAAGAACGGCGACAAAATGTATTCGAAGCGTGGCGGCGGGCTCCTGTCGAAGTTCCAACAGGCGAACACTATAATCGACAGGGTCGAAGCTGATCCGCTCATGATGGATTATCTCACCGGAGAACATCAAACCGTCATGGCTGCGGAGCTGTTCGGGGTTCCCTGGAAAGCAAAGTTTGACGTCTATGATGAGCAGAGGATCGTCGATCTGAAATGCGTCCGCGACTTCGAGGATATATTCGACAAGGGTTACGGCTGGCGCTCATGGGTCGAGTTTTGGGGCTACGACATACAGGGAGCCGTCTATCAGAAAATCGAGCAGATCGTCACAGGACGAGACAAACCGCTCCCGTTCTATATTGCAGCCGTCACGAAGGAAAAGACTCCGGACATTAAAGTTATCCACATCCCGCAGCATATTCTCGACGGAGCGCTCGGAATGGTCGAGGCAAAGATCGAGAGGTTCGATCTGATCAAGAGCGGAGACGTCGAGCCGATCCGCTGCGAGAAGTGCGATTATTGCAAATCGACGAAAGTGCTCAAGGCTCCGGAAGAGTACGAGATCAGGGAGGCGGCGGAATAATGGCAATGTGTAAGGCTTGCGGGGCTGATATTGAGTTTATCAGACTCAAGAGCGGGAAACTTCATCCTTGCGACGAGGGATATTTCCGCTATAGAGAAGATCACGGAACGGACAGAATTGTCACGCTGGACGGAAGAATCGTCGCCGGTACGATAGTTTTACATCCGACCGATAAAGAAATGGGGACGCTCCCGAAAGGCATGAGCTCACATTTTGCAACGTGTCCTTTTGCGGACGATTTTAGGAGGTGATCTAATGGCTGATAACGTAAATCATCCAGCGCACTATCAGACATATATCGACGGACTCGAGACTATCGACATGATTTACGCCGTTCTCGGTCCGGAACGATTCGAAGGATATTGTCGCGGAAATGCTCTCAAGTATTTAGCCAGGGCGGACGATAAAGGTAACACGATCGAGGATCTCGAGAAGGCAATCGTCTATATCAAATGGGAGATTGAGATCAGGAGGAAAGAGGAACGGAATGATTAACAAACTCACATATTGCGGAGAATACAATTTCGGCGAGCTGATCAAATCGCAGCGCGTCCTCCGGGACTATTCGATCAGAGAGCTCGCAGATCTGACCGGATTCTCCTCCGCTGCGATTTCCCGCTGGGAGTCGGGTAAGAGGGTCCCGTCGGTCGAATCATTCAACAAGATCATGACGGCGCTCGGTGCGGAGCTGACGGTCGTCGCAAAATAACAGATATGCAGCGGGGCGGTTTGATCTCCTTTTAAGATAATCAAAACGTCAATGTCAGGGTAACAAGTTTGTTCATTTGTGCCGTCCCGCTTCATATACCAGGAGGAAACAGAATGTTAAACAGAATCGAATTACAGGGCTATCTCGGACGCGATCCGGAGCTTACAGAGAGACAAGGACAGAACGGACCATATAAGAGCGTCGCGTTCTCCCTGGGCGTCGGTCGTGATTATGGCGACGGGACGGATTGGTTCTATTGCACAATGAACGGCAAACGAGCCGAAGTTATAGACAAGTATTTTCGCAAAGGCTCGGAGATCCTCGTCTCCGGTCGCATGGAATCATATAAGCCGAAGAATGATCCGGATCGGACGGCGTGGCTCGTAAGGATGGACGATTTCCATTTCACCAAGAACGGAACCGGATCAGGATCCTCGACAGGCAGCTCGTCCGGATCCAGCGCAGCGCCGACTCAGGAACGCCAGCAGAGCGAACCGAGACAATCGTCTTTCGATGATCTGCCGGATAGCTTCGAAGAAGCTGAGGAGGATATTCCGTTTTGAGTAAGTATGTAATAGTCGACTCCCGGGAGAAACCGAAGGCAATCGAGCGAACGCTGCAATATTTCAGCGATCACGGTATCGAGTACGAGGTCAGCAAATTATTATTTGGCGATTATATGGATTGGAACAGACCGGGAGTCGTTGTCGATCGTAAGCAGAATATCGCGGAGCTGGCTAAGAATTGCACCGTCGAACATGAACGGTTTAGGCGGGAAATGGATAAGGCAAGGAAAGCGGGCGCGACGCTCGTCGTCCTGGTCGAACAGAATCGATATAAAGATCGGGGCGAGTGGGTCGAGGTTGATTCGATCGAGGATCTCCTCAGATGGTCGTCGCCTCATACGATGGTCAGAGGTGAGAAGGTTTATCGAGTGTTAGCCTCCTGGACCGCAAAATATCCGCTGAGAGTGGTTTTCTGCGACAAACGATCAACAGGTCGGAAAATCGTCGAAATCCTCTACAGCGACGAAAATGAGCTAAATTAGAGGTGATCTAATGGCTGACAATAAGAACAGTTTTATAGTTTATGCTGCGGACATTAAGGAAACGCTCGACAAACTGACGGACGTTCAGGTCGCGGAATTATTCCGGGGAATGGTCGACTATCAGATCACCGGCGAGGCTCCTGAGTTCTCCGGAGTGCTCGAATTCGCATTTATTCCGATTCGTCAGCAGATGGATCGCGATAATACCAAATGGGAACGCACAAGGGAGAAAAGAGTCGAGTCAGGACGTCAGGGAGGAATCAGATCCGGAGAGGTTCGCAAGGCTAAGGCTGAAAACGAAGCAAACGAAGCAAGTGCTTCAAAATCGAAGCAAACGAAGCAAAACGAAGCAAACGAAGCTGTTAATGTAAATGTAAATGTAAATGATAATGTAAATGTAAATGGAAATGTAAATGTGTCCGACAGCTTTGAAGCTGGGTCGGACGGTCCCGCTCCTCTCTCTTCTTTTTTGATTTCTTATCTCAACGAGAAAGCCGGAACGAATTACAACGTCACGGCTGCGGTAGTGCAACGGATCGGGGAGCTTATGGACGCCGGTTATACGGCTGACGATATGAAATCCGTAATCGACAAGAAGGTTTCGGAATGGAAAGACTCGGACAAAATGAGAGGCTATCTCAGACCGAGGACGCTGTTCGGGGATAAGTTCGAGGAATATGTCAGCGCTCCGGTTCCGCTTGAGATCGAGAACCAGCAGAAGGAAGAGGAGAAGAGACGGGAGATCGCGGAGAAGCTACGGGAGGAACGATCGACGAAAGCCGAATCGCTGAGTTCTATCCTCGACCGGCTGCAAGTGATCCGGGACGGACCGGGCGGAATAAAAAGCGCCTGGCAAGAGTTCCAGGAATTGAACGACAGGAAGATCGTTCTCGAACAGGATTTAGAATTTATTGACAAGAAGCTCGGGAGGCTACAGGCATGAGCGATTTGATTAGTAGGTGCGAGCTGTTCAATCGTCTCGCTACGATAGCAGCTCCTCCGGAGGGAAACGAATTAAAGGCGGAGATCTATAAGGTCATTCAAGGAATGGAGTCAGCTGACGTATTCGAGGAATGGATTGACCAGGCTGACACGGTTCCGGCAATCGTCCGAGACTATAACGGTCATTTGAGAATCGATCAGATCAATCTCGACGCGGTTGAGAACATGAACGAGCTGAGGACTCTCGTCTACCAGCAGAAAAAAGAAATCGAGCGTCTCCGGAAGATCTGCGACAATTACGACGACGCTAATAAGAAAATCGGCGATGAGCTGAACGCGACACGCTGGGAATTGATCAAAGCCAGGAAAGAGATTAAGAGGCTGACGGCGATCGACTTTGATTATGAGGTTGTTCGAGAGGAGGCGGAAAAATGAAGCGGATCAAAATCAAATATCGAGAGGAATTTCTGACGGCGTTTATTGCCGGGCTTACATTCGGCGCTATAGTGACATTCCTCTTCATGGCTCTCGTTCGGTCGTTCTTTTGGTAGGAGGCGAGCAGATGGAAAACGAATTACATCGCGTTTGTTGGTGCGGTGAGACTCCGGAGCTTGTCGGGTCTCCTCACGATCCGAAGCGGCGCGGAATGTTCGTCCGGTGTCCTGGTTGCGGCTGCCGGTCGGTTACAGAGACGTCAGCGTCTCGCGCCTGGTATGCGTGGGACTATTACGATCTCGAAGAGGACGAGGAGAATCTGACAATATACGACATGATGAAACAGGAGGCGGGAAAATGAAATTGACGGATCATTTTGAGGGAGAGCTGACTCTAACAGAGAAGAGCTCAAAGGAATTATTCAGAGTGCTCAAAGAACAAGACGAGAAGTTTATCGACGCGCTCCTCGACGGAAAAACGGGCTTCACACTTAAAAGCGTAGACGGTCGGAGCGTTGATTTCGTTCCGCTGCCGAAATCGAGTGATTGTCCCTGGAGGTGATCGGAATGAGTAAGATCTTGATTGTTATCGGTCTGATCCTGACGCTGGTCGTTACGCTGCCGATTCTGATCCTGTTGATTCTGACCGAGGCGGCGCTCATTTATAGAGACCGGAGGGAACGTCCTGACGCGGATCCTCCGAGTAAAGACGAATGGAGGTTAATGTAATGGATATTAAGTTTTTTATTCCGGATGATCAGACTATCCCGACACAGCTTCGGCTCCTGGTCGACGGGGTTCATGTCTATTATGAAAAAATGCGGGACTCTATGTTTTACCGATTCGAGGTATATACCGACGACGCGGATAAAGCTCGAGAGATTGTTGAGGAGTGCGCTCGAATTATGTGCGATCAATCATATGATCACGGCGCGAGCTGGAGGACGATCAAAGTCGAATTGTACGACGTCCATGAATTCAAAGGCGTCCCGACTTGTTTTATTTATACTGTCGGTTTTAGGAAACGCGACGCGGGTTAATTGGAGGGCTATGTAATGCGTGTATATATTTCAGAGAAGGCGCTCAGAGCAAAGCCGGAGGATTGTACTTATTGCCCGATCTGTAACGGCGATGATGATTGTCAGCTGCTCCCGAAGTGGTTCGCCTCCTGGGACGAACAATATAAACATTGTCCGCTCAGGGAAAAGTATCAGCCGAATCCGTTCGATTCGGTTGTGCAGCTGCTCAGGGACTTCGATCTACATGACGAGGAAATGATTAAGGATCTCGCGGCTCATATCTGTCAGATGTTTAAGGACGGCGCTTATGATTGAGGTTTATACTTCTCCGGAGCAAGTGATCCGGATATTCGTCTATATCATTATCGGGATCGGTGCTCTCGGTATTTGTACGGTGTTATATGATTTTATCAGCTGGATCCGGAGGCGACGGAATGATTAGTTTTATTATCGGGCTGGTGCTCGGAACATGGTTCGGGTTTGTAATGGCTGCCGTGTTGGTGGCTTCGAGAAGAGATTAGTAAGATGACGGCAAAGGAATTTTTACAGCAATACGGCGAGGCGGTCCGAATTGCTGAGAGGATTAAAACTGAATATGATCAGGAGCAAGATCTAATTGATTCTGTTCGTTCAGCTCTCGGAGGGGACGGAGTTCCTCACGGCGGAGGGATAAGCAAAGCGACAGAGAACAAAGCGATCAAGCTCGCAGACAAGGCGCTCGAATTAAAGGACGCGGAGCTCGAGGCGATCCGTATCAGGCAAAAGGTTTTCGACGTGATCAGGACGGTCCCAGGAGAGAAGGGCGACGTTCTTTATGAGAGATATATCAATCTCAAAACGTGGGACGAGGTGGCTGATTCTGTAGGATATTCTAAGCGTCACGCTCGGAATCTTCACGACGAAGCGATTGACATTGTGCAACATTTCCTTTTATTGCACTCGAACATATGATACTTTGATATTGTCAGAAGGTTACATGATAACCGAACGACGGATCACCTTGCCGGAGCGATCCGGCGTTATGATCAGGCGGGCGCGTTACCTGGGTTCGACTCCTGGGCTGATCAGTAAAGTATTATCATGTGTATGTTGTTACCATAAAGGACCGGAGCTCTCCGGTCTTTTGTATTGAGGGGAATCTTATGCGGAAGTACGACGTCGCGTATATCTTGAAGCAGAACGTTAAACCGGACGAGCTGCGTTATTCGCTCCGGAGCAT